TCGCCGTCTCTGACGGAACTAGCACCCATAACTTCACTCCAGAGTCAAACGACCGCGGAATTGCAGTTTGGTCTGCCGACGAAACTTTAAGCCCGGCTCTTCAGCCTAAACTTGTCGTTTCATCAGCTCGCCCTTCGAAGACTTCGAAAGTCTCTAAATCTCGTTTGAAGGTTAGCATCCCTAGCGAAGCCCCGATCATTGTTAACGGAGTTCCTGTTTCAGGAAACTCCGGTATCACTGATCGTAGTATCACTATTGATGTTACGTTGATAGCTTCTGAGAAGAGTACACCAGCAGAGAAATTTGCTGCTCGTACCCTTGTCATGAATCTACTCGCCTCGGCAGACATTGCCGAAGTGTTTACAACGCAGAAGCAGTTGTTCTAACTTCTGTCCATCCTAGGTATTCTATCTAGGTAACAAACTTGAAAGGTGTTCGATGCATAAGCACAAACATCCACTTGTACACAGAAGTGTCAAGCATAGAGTCTTAGCAGAAGCTAAGAACTTTCGTCTACACAGCGCCGATAATCGGCGCTACGTTGAGTCCTTCTATCGCGGTCTCGGTTCCCCTATCGCATTATCATGCTGTATACAATATACAGCCTCTGCTAATGTTGATTTGGTGAATCGTGATATCGATCCTGCTATGTACTTAGATGTGGATTTTATCCCATCTCTATACTGTAACAGAACTCGCTTCCATGATGACTTTTCAGCCATAAGCTTCCTTCGTAAACATCGTTCCCTTGAAACAGGAATTGATAAAAAGAAGGTTGCTTTAGACGCTTTCACCTTAGGTGAGAGCTGCTGTAAGGAAACTAATATCAGGATAAAATCTTATCTTCAGGGCAAATTACCATGCCCTGACGAGTACGTTCTAAACGGAACGATTCGAAAAATAGCTTTGATTTTACAATCCTTTGATATTTATTCAGTCCTCGACAATTGTAGGTGGGGTCCAGGAAGTACCTTATCCGTTAACGGTAAAGATACTTCTAGTTCCTCAAAGTTTGACGTTGATCGTGATATCACGAGAGACGCGTACTACCTCTACAAAGACTGTCTCACGTCAGCCTACCCTCATTGGGAAGGTCTGAATGATCCTAACTTTGTGGTTGGTAACAAGATAGTCACTGTCCCGAAAAATGCTAAGACTGATCGGACGATAGCGGTTGAACCAGGTTTAAACTCCTGGATTCAGCTCGGTATCGGTTCTCTCATTCGTAAGCGGCTCGGGCGTAACGGCTACAATCTCAATAGCGATTTGAAGAATAAACGCGGTGCCTATCTAGGCTCCGTAGGGTATTCTTTAGCTACTGTAGATTTCAAGATGGCATCTGATACACTTTCCTCTCAGATGGTTGAACTTCTTCTACCGCCTGTTTGGTTTCAGTGTTTGGATGCCGCACGTAGTCGTTATTATTCGCTTGAGAATAAAGTCCATAGATCTGAGAAATTCAGTACTATGGGTAACGGGTTTACCTTCGAGCTCGAGAGTCTCATTTTCGTCTCCCTCGCCCTCGCCGTATGCGAGAGTATGGGAGCTGATTGTGAGTACGTATCGATCTTTGGAGATGACCTCGTTATTCCTTCTCAATGCGTCTCGAAGTTGACTGAGATGTGTAGTTTCCTTGGGTTCACAATCAATCCTCAGAAGAGTTTCTCTTCTGGTGCTTTTCGTGAATCTTGCGGTAGCTACTTTTTCTCAGGCATGGACGTGAAACCGTATTTTAACAAAACGGACCTCTGCAATGCTAAAAGCCTTTATCGAGCTCTTAACAGTATCCGAGCCTTATCTCACTCGCGCAATGCAAATTGCGGGATGGATAAGTGCTTGTATCCTGTTTGGTCACTTGTATTCCACTACCTCCCAGCTTCATTACGACTGGTTGGCCCTGTGGACGGCGGTGACGCAGTTATTCATGGGAACATCCCAAGCTTAACTGACAGAAAAGTGTCGAAGGACGGCTGGTGTGGATTTTACTACACCGGTCTTCCCTCGATACCTATCGATATTGCAAAGGACAGCCATGGACTTTTTATGTCTAGGCTGATGTCACGATCAAGAGATATGGAGTTAAATAACCATGTCTCTCTTCGAGAAAAAACAAAACTTATCTATAAGTCTGATATGTTTTGCCAACAGTGGTACGACTTCGGAGTTTGGTGTTAAAAACCCCGATTGCTGATCAGCTATCTTTCTGATCTGGTGCCTTCCGGCCCTTTAG